GATGTGTCCTTCTTGGTGTAGCCAACTTCGAACCATGCCTGATTGGTCAGCAACGCAATCAACACGTTGCGCTTGGCCTTTGGCTTGATGTTCACACCAGGGCTGACCTTCATTGCAAACAGCACATTGATCAGCTTCTGCAATGCACGTGCATACGCATCCACTGTCTCGTCGATCTGCTTGCTCAGTGTCGGCGTTGCACTGACAGACACGATAGGGTTCTTGGCATACAACTCAGGCACCTGTGCAGTGACATTCGAGAACACGATGTTCTCTGTGCTACTGAACACATCATTCAGGCGCTTCGCCACAGACCGATTACCAGCAGCGCGAGGGCTGCGGCTACCAGTAACACCGCTACCAGAACTCCCGTCTCGATGATCTGCTTGGTCATGGTTGTAGTACCTGATCGCCTCATCCCATGCATCTATCAGATCACCCATAGCCTTCTGGCCCTGATCCTTACGAGCCTTCCATATCAGGCCACGCTTGCTGGACACAGGCACACGACTGCCAGGCAATGCCTTATACACTGCTGGTGCTTCAGGCTCAGGAGGCAAGCCTACATCAGACTGGTCAAGCGACTGCTCTAATGGATTGATTGGATCAGAGCCAAGCGTTGGATCATCAGGATACGTGCCGCTCATCGCACACCCGGCCCTTGGATCATGAAGCCAAAAACTGCCCATCCAAGAAGGAAGAACAACAGGAAGCCAACCAACCAACCACCTCTATTCCAGTATGGCTGACCCGTTGGTGTGAAGTTGCCGAACGCCCAAAAGACGATCCAAATGATCATTATGAGCCAGAAGATAGCACCGATGGTCATGGGACTGATCCCTCTCCTACTTATGCCTTGCCTTCTTGGTCTGTCTGCCTGCACGTTCAATCTCATGCCATGCCATCCATGCAGGTGGCCCATCAGTCCTACCAACATACGCAGCCAGCTTAGGACGACTGCTCATTGCATACTTCCACATGTCCATCGCATGGTCGTTGCGGTCAATCGGTGTGTCGGTCACATCATCACTGGAGTCGTGCTTGAAGTAATACTCACTGATCTCATCAACAAACCACTGACACCTGTCACTGACATAGAAGTGTGGTGACACGATCATGCCAGTCAGTGGGTGCTCATGCCTGATGTCAGGTGTCAGGTAGGACCAGTTCTTAGCGATGCCAGACCCAATGTCGTTGTTTCCTCGCTGCATCCTGATCCCGTATTCGGAGAATAGGTTGTCAACGGTCTCTCCCACCGTACGGCTGTTCCCTGACTTGCGTCGGAACACGTCTGGGTCTGCGTAGATGGGACCAAGCTCATCAGCCGTGATGCCGACTTCAGCACGTATTCTGTGTATATGGCTCGCTGCACTGGCAATGGTAAGCTCTGCAATACGGAACCCATCGAGCAGAAACACATTATGGTCGTCATCTGCAAAGAATAGGCCATAACAACTGTGTCGTGCGAGTCCGTGGTCGTATCCCTCCAAGAACACAGGACGAAATCCTGTCCTCCACAGGCTGCGCAGATGTGTGACTGCATCTCCATACGATATGAGATGCTGCGCTTCATCGAACTGTGGGTAGACAAGACCTGACAACGCACCCCATCGTCCATATACGAACCGCTCACGCATGGAGCCTGTGTAGGTGGCGAGCATGCCTCGGATGTAGTCGTCTCCAACGTTGTCAACATTTTCATATGTTGACCCCTCAAATAGTTCAATGAGTGGCTTAGGCTTACCGTTGGCATCGAGGATTGGCTTACCATCGTTGTCTACCTCGCACATCAACTTGTCAGTGACCAAGCCTCGCTGTGTGAAGTCATGCAGTGGCTTGACGATCTCACGGTAGCACCAGTTCCGAGTAGGATTGAGAGTAGCAATAAACCACTTAGGACCAACACGAGGCATGGTAGGATCGTCGCCAACATACTCAGTGTTGCCTCGTAGCCGTCCCATGAGGTCCATGAAGTCCTTATGCGAGAACTCAGGGTCCTCCAACTGATCCACAATGATCCAATCATAGGTAGCTGACAGCAAGTTTGACTTGGACTCCTCTGTCTCCTTGCCGCGTTGTGCAACGTATCTGAAATTGATGGTCGAGCCATTCTTCAGTATCATCGTGTTCTCGTCGCGACTGGGCATACGCTTGATCCAGTGCGGCGGACACCAGAGCAAGAACTCTCTCCTTATGGTGTCGTTCAGCTTTGGATAAGTGCTTCTGGCTACCAGTCCATTCGAGCCAGGATAGTCCTTGGCTAGCTTCAATGCCTTCACACATGCAGCGGCTGTCTTTCCATTGCCAAAGCCACCACCAAGGAACTGCACCTTGGAGTATGACTGATGGAAGCGATCATGCATCCCACCTTCTACGATCTTGTAGCGACGGCTCATTGATGCTCCCGTATCATCGCTACGGCATGCTGCACATGATGATGGCCCCCATGACCATGCACGACAGGAGGAGGCACTGGCACAGGTGGCGGCGTGACAACAGGTGGAGGCACTACAGGCGTAGGATCGCTCAGTACCACAGATGACAGATCAAGCACTGGTCGTGTGTCCAAGCTCACATTGCCATCACCAGCAGGCAACAACGATGCAGCGAAGCCGTAGCTGCTGTTGCTGCTGAAGCCAACTGCTGTCTGTGATGGATTGAGCATGAACGTGCCACGTGGATCATCATTGACCAGCATGTTGCTCGTGATGGCAATGGTATTGCTTGGATAGATCATGCCCTCTTCGCCATACGCAATCATGGCTGGGTTCTGTGTGTTGGCTCCCTGTTCGATCACGTTGCCACTGATGTTGGCGTTGCCTCCATTCGGCAGGTCGATGCTGTAGCTGGCACTGCCATTGTTGTCGAAGATGCGGTTGCCTGTGATGGTGTTGTTAGCGGCACGAGACTTGATCTCATGCCCAACAATTGCATCGTGGACATAGCTGTTCGTGAGGCTGAAGCTAGCGATGGTGCCGATGTAGAGGTTGTGGGTTGCTCCGCTACCATCACCATTGTGGTCGATCTCACTGTGGTCGATGCTGATGCTGCCATTGGGATCAGGCGCACCAAGCAAGCCCTCTTGGTTGTTGTGCAGCCAATCATTGGACAGTGACAACGCACCACCCTCATAGCGGATCGCTGCACCATTGTTGTCGCCAACCACGGCACCACTGATGTCGAAGCCATTGATCGCAACACTGAGACCAGCAGCCCCTTCAGTGATGATGGCTTTGCCATTCGGAGCATTGACTGTTGCAGTCAACACGACCTGACCACCGACGCCTTGCAGTGTCACTGACTTACCAATGGTCAGGAACTGATTGGTGTAGACACCAGCTTGCACATCAATGGTGTCACCAGATGATGCTGCATCAATGGCTGCTTGGATCGAAGCACCAACAGCGACATTCAACACTGCCATCAGGTCAGCCTTCCAAGCTGCACAGTCGAAGCAGCAGTGGCAGTGATGAACATTGCACCAGTGGGGATAGCAAACACCGTATCAGTCGTAGCAGGCACGACCCATGCCTGGCCTGTGTCGAGCGTGTAGGTGGTGCCACCAGGGACACGTGCATGCGTATACAGCGTAGATGGTGGCGTGCTGCCTCCTACATCTACCACAACAGGCAATGGCACTGCGACACCAATGCCCAACACGAGTGTTCTGCTTGCTGCGAATGCCATGATCATATCCCCTCAGTTGTTATGTCGATGACAGGACCACCTGCATCACGCTTCACATACTCAATCACCAAGCCACCATCTACACGATGCCTATGCTCCACAACATCAGCAGGACGATGCCCGCTACGATCCAAGATGTCCCTAGCAGCAGCCATACGGTCGCTACGATTACCGGCCTGGAGTGCCTCCACCATTGCAGCAGCGGCACTGCGTGCATTCTTGGCCAGAAGATCACGAACAACATCAGTCTCTGACTCCATGATGTTACGCACCACGGCATCATGCATCTGTGAGAATGGCTCACTCACCTTGAGCCTACCAACCTGATCTGTGGTCAGGCCAGTAGCAATGGCTATCTCCTCATCATCGAGGCCAAACATCGTGTAGCTCAGCACTACACTGACTGCATTCATAGTCTTAGGCACTTCAGGCAAGTCAGACAGCTTCCTACGTGTCGCAGTGACAAGCTTCTGAGCCTCACGATGCGTAGGTATCTCTACGAAACGCACAGGTTCAGGCAGCGTGTCTGCACCTACGATACGGCCACCAGGATACACAAGCGAGCCATCAGCTAACTTCAGTGGCTCACCTGCTGCTTCAGGCAATGGCATGTTATTGTCCTATGATGTGCTTACCAAGGTTCCATGCTTCAGGTGCAGCACCAAGAACAGCACCAAGCGCCATACCACCA